TGGGTTGTTGGCGGTGACATGAAAGTTAATAGAGTTTTATCTCGTGAGGAAACACGGGCTATACAAAAAGAAATGGGCGTAACAGATTTACCCTACAGAGATGAAGTAGAAACTATTTTAGGTAAAAAATTTGCAGAAGGCGGTATGGTAATGGATGACTATCTTGTAGCCAAAACAATTGACCAAACAAAAAAGTTTGCTAAAGGTGGCATGTCAAAACAAATAGAACTGTTTGAGCCTGTAGAGGGTGCATTTGATGAAGGCGGTCTCATGGATGAGGGTGGCTCAGTTGACCCTGTGTCGGGTAATGACGTTCCTGTTGGGTCTACAAAAGAAGAAGTACGTGACGATATCCCCGCCCAACTAAGTGAAGGTGAGTTTGTTCTTCCTGCCGATGTAGTAAGATTTATCGGGCTTGAAAAAATCATGGCACTACGGGATGAGGCAAAGGCTGGCCTTGCTCGTATGGAAGCTATGGGTCAGATGGGCAATTCAGAAGAAGCCACCATACCTGATGGCATTCCTTTTGACATAAATGACCTTGACATGGAAGACGATGGTGTGTTAGAATATAACACAGGTGGTATGGTGCAAGGACAGGGCTTTACTGGCGTGGGTGGCTATCAGCCCTCTCAGTTTGCTAATTATCAATCCCAATACAATCCATATCAACAACAGGCTTTTATGACTACTCCTGCACAGGGTTATGTTGCTCCTATGCAACAGGCTGTTCCTATTATGCCGCAGATGCAAACACCTACATTTGAACAAATGACAGGTTCAGCACAGCCACAGCCCGGTGGCTATGATGAGTTTAAGACTTATGTAAATGATGCTGGCATGGAAATGCAAATTCCCTTTAAGGGTGGTGAACCTTTGTATCCGATACCTGAAGGATATAAATTAAAGACAGATGAAGTGCAAACTGCTCAAACTACCACAACAACAGGGGCAGGTCAAGTTGTTGGAAAAACAACCGTAACAGGAGGGGATGATGAACCCCCGCAAAGCCCCGAAGAAATACAGGTAATGAAGAACCGCATTGATGCCGCTAAAAAGTTAGGCATTGTAGAGGCTGTTAATCCATTTTCTATTGCTTCCGTAACAGGGCAGTTTGGTAAAGAAGATGTGGGCAAATTTACTAATACAGGATATATTATTGGTAAGGATGGCGTTTTGCTAGACCCACTTACAGGAACTACAAGAGAAAAAAGTTCACCTATTATGATAGCTAATGTTATTGGTGCTATCGCAAAAGGATTGAGTGGAGAAGACGTAGAAAAACAAAAAGCATATTCTGACGAATTTTTCGATGCTATGCCAGACAATGCAAAAGATGTATTGGGTAGAGGTCTGGGCAAAGAGGCTAGAGATAAACGTATCGAAGAAGCCAAACAAAAACGAGAAGAAGAAGCAGCTAGACGTGCGGAAGATAGACGTACTGCAGCACAGCAACAGGCACAGGCAGAAGCAGAGAGGCGTGAAAAAGAAGAATTGCAACGTCAAATTCAAGAAGCCCAAGAACGTGCTAGGCAACAAATGCAGCAGCAGTATGGCGGTGATGATGATAGCTACGAAGGCAGCGCACAGCAAGCTGCTGACCAGTACACAGCTAGTGCTGTAGCAGAGGCAGTCTCTACAGGAGATTATAGCAGAGGATTTGCTGACGGTGGACTTGTTAAGCAAATGGAGAAAAGCGGTCTGACTCCTAAAAAATAAGACCGTAACTCAATGGCTACCTAACCCCCCAACACTGGCTACGGTTAGCCCCAAAGGAGAAACAAATGGCTGAAGCAGCTATTATGTCAGAAGAAATGCAACCAGAAAAGAAAGTTGCATTTGTAAATAAACCTTACTCGCAAGAAGAACGCATTAAGCGTGACGAGGAAGAACTTGAGCAACTTAAAAAAGCCCAGCGTGGTGAAGTAGAAGAAGAGGCTCAAGAAGAGCAGGAAGCTGAACCTGCTAATGCAGAAGAGAAAACATTTAAAAAGCGTTACTCTGATTTGCGTAGGCATCAGCAAAAACAAGCTGACGAGTTTAAAAAAGAGATTGACGAACTTAAACGTCAACTAGGAGAGGCAACGCAAAAAGAATTTAAACTGCCTAAATCAGATGAAGACATCGAAAAGTGGGCAGCGGATTACCCAGATGTTGCAGCAATCGTAGAAACAATTGCCATGAAAAAAGCCCGTGAGCAGTCTACTGCACTAGAAGAACGGATGAAGGTAATTGACGAGATGCAACAGTCTGCTTCTAAAGAAAAGGCTGAAGCAGAGTTGATGAGACTGCATCCAGACTTTGGTGAAATTCGTGATAGTGACGATTTTCATGAGTGGGCAGACGAGCAGCCAAAATGGGTACAAGAAGCCTTGTACGAAAACGATAGTGATGCACGGTCTGCTGCAAGAGCAATCGACCTGTATAAAGCCGATAAGGGAATAAAAAGTGAGAAGAAGTCAAAAACGTCTAAAGGTGCTGCTGAAGCTGTGGAAACAAAGCGTGAACGAAACGCACCTCAAGCAGACGAAACTTCCACTTATCTAAAAGAGTCTCAAGTTCAGGCTATGTCAGCCCAAGAATATGAAAAGAACTCTGACGCAATTATGGAAGCTATCCGTACAGGAAAGTTTATCTATGATATTTCTGGTTCTGCCAGATAAAAAAAGTGTTGACAAATAGTTATAAATCAGTATAACTATATGTAACCAAGTGTGGATGTGTAGCGCAACATGTCCACACAAATCAGCAAACAAGCACAGCTTACGGATTACCTGACGAGTTTGGCCTGTTGAGCAGTAGGGCGGCCACCTTACTAGGATACACACCCAAATGAATTAGCCTCTGATTAGTCTGGCGAGTTTTGCATCTGTAGAAAAAATGCTAACTTAGGAGAAAAATCATGGCATTTGCATCAGCAAGTGGGTATGGTAATCTGCCTAACGGTAATTTTTCACCTGTAATCTACAGCAAACAGGTGCAGCTTGCTTTCCGCAAGTCTGCCGTTGCTGAAGCAATCACAAACTCCGATTACTTCGGTGAGATTGCACAGATGGGTGATTCCGTTCGGATTATCAAAGAACCCGAAATTACTGTCAAGTCTTACGCTCGTGGTACTACCATCACACCGCAAGACCTTGATGACGAAGACTTCAACCTGACAATTGACAAAGCTAACTACTTTGCATTTAAGGTTGATGACATTGAAGAGGCACACTCTCACGTAAACTTCCAGAATCTGGCAAGTGACCGTGCAGCGTACCGCCTTGCTGACCAGTTTGACCAAGACGTACTTGGCTACCTGACTGGTTTCAAGCAGTCTGCAATCCACGGTGCAGCCGACACTGTTAACACAACTGTTAACGGTTCAAAAGCTGTAACTACTGCTGGTTCTGACGAACTGCTGTCAAGCATGAAACTGGAAGCTGACGAGTTCGGTGGGTCTTCAGGCTCATCAATCGGCATCCAGCCACGTCTGCCGGGTGCTGCATCAGTACCGGGTTCAGGCAATGCTAACCCAACAATGGTTATTGCACGTATGTCACGTAAGCTGGACCAGCAAAACGTGGATACGCAAGGCCGTTGGCTCGTGATTGACCCAGTGTTCCTTGAAGTACTGAAAGATGAAGACTCAAAACTTCTGAACTCAGACTTCGGTGGTTCAGGGATTCAGAACGGGCTGGTCCTGAATAACCTGCATGGCTTCCGTGTGTACGTGTCAAACAACCTGCCATCAATTGGTACTGGTTCAGACACAACAGGCGGTACAAACGCATCCAACTATGGCGTGATTGTTGCTGGGCATGACTCAGCCGTTGCTACTGCGGAGCAAATCAACAAGACCGAAACATACCGTGACCCTGACAGCTTTGCTGACATTGTTCGTGGCATGCACATGTACGGTCGTAAGATTCTGCGTCCAGAAGCATTGGTCAACGCCAAGTTCAACCTCGTGTAAGGGAGATTAGGTTATGGCTTTAGGTGATAATACTAAGCAAGCTGCACGTGGTAACGGTGAGCGTGGTCGCAAGCCTTACATGGTGGAGACTACACTTGACTTCGCAACCGCACTGTCAGACAAGGGTTCTGCCCTTGCAGCTAACGATGTGATTCCTGTATTTGAAATCAAAGCAGGTACACTCGTACTTAACGCTGGCGCACAGATTGTGGAAGCTGCCAACTCAACCACATTGACTCTGGACATTGGTACTGGTGTTGATGCTGATGTGTTCGTAGACGGTTTTGACGGTAAGTCATCCGCAGACACATACGCTCAAAACCCTGCCGTGTACCAGCCAGTAATGGCAGTAGCTGATGACGCAATTGACGTTAAAGCTGCTACCCTGACAGGTACACTGTCAACTGGTAAGGTGCGTGTCTGGGCAATCCTGATGGATTGTACAGCAATGGGTGATGGGGCTGCTGACGAAGTAGCACGTGACGCACTTGCATAAGTAATCTTTGGTGGGGGCGGGGCAACTTGCCTCCACTAACTCTTTAAGGAATTACAGATGGCATATGATTACTTAGGTCTGACAAACGAAGTGCTGGCAAGGATGAACGAGGTAGAACTAACTACCTCTAACTTTGTTTCTGGCGCACGTGGCTTTCAGACACAATGTAAAAACGCAGTAAACGATGCTATCAATTATGTCAACCAGCGTGAGTATGGTTGGCCTTTTTCACATGCAACTAATACTGTAACGCTGACAGCTAATACGACACGTTACTCTATTCCTGCTACTGCAGTGCATGTTGACTATGAGACATTTAGAATATCAAAAGATAATACTCTTGGCGTAGCTGGTGTAACGCTACGTGTACTTGATTACAAAGAATACGTAGACAGGTTTATTGACCAAGAGAGTACAACAGGTGTAGGTGGTGTACCTACTTATGTATTCCGCACACCCGACAATAACTTTGGTTTGTATCCATATCCAGACCAAGCGTATGAACTAAAGTACGAATACTTTGACAAGCCTACAGCTTTAGCACAGCCAACAGATGTACCGACTATTCCAGAACAGTTTAGGCAGGTAATTGTAGATGGTGCAACTGCTTATGGCTATCAGTATCGTGGTGAAGCCCAGCAGTACGGCATTAACTTTTCCAGATTTGAGGATGGTATAAAGCACATGCAGTCAATCCTGCTGAACAGAGCAGACTATGTTAGGTCAACTTATATACCGCACTCACAGAGGTACGGCATAAACACTGCAACATTTTAGGTGACGCATGGCAGACGAATCAGGATTGAGTCCATTTGTTTTTGCCTGTTCGGGTGGTCTTGTACTTGACCTGTCTACCTTTGAGATGCAACCGGGTATGGCACTTGAGTTGCAGAACTTTGAGCCGGACATTAAGGGTGGATACAGACGTATCTCTGGCTACGAAAAGTGGAACAGCAACATTGTACCGCAAGATACATCAGCATCTGAAAAGGTACTGATGTCAGCCTACTTCAAGGGCAAGGTTATTGCCGCACGTGGGGGTAAGATACATGAGGCTGGAACAACAGGCGCATGGACACAGATTGATAGCGGCAGAACAAGTGCTGGTAAATATACACACTTCCGCTACAATTTGGGTGGCACAGAATATATTGTCTGGGCAGATGGCGCAAATAATGCGTCCAAATATGACGGTACTACTGTCACAGACCTTAACGCATCTGGCGCACCAAGTAACCCGCAGTATGTAGTTGGACACAAAGACGCACTGTTTTTTGCTGGCATGTCTGCCACACCAGAAGAAGTAGTCTTTACTGCACCATATACGGATGACGATTTTAGTACAGCGAATGGTGCAGGTAGCATAAATGTAGATAGTCCGATTACTGGACTGTTCCCGTTTCGTGACCAGTTATTTATATTCTGTGAAGAACGTATCTTCCGACTAACAGGCAACACGATTGCTGACTTTGTACTGCAACCTGTTACACGTGAAATTGGTTGTGTGAATGGGTTTACTATTCAGGAAGTTGGCGGTGACCTTATCTTCTTAGGTCCAGACGGATTGCGTACTGTTGCTGGTACAGAGAAGATTGGTGACGTTGAACTTGGTACAATTAGCCGACAGGTTCAGCCACGCTTTGAAGGTCTGACAGATGTTGACGAGTTTGACAGTTTAGTTGTACCAGACAAAACTCAGTATCGTATATTCTTCTCTGAGGATGGTGTAACACGAGGTAACACTACAGGTGTTATCGCAGTTAGAAAGCAGACATATGAATTTGCTGACCTTCGTGGTATTCGCCCTAGCTGCACAGACTTTATTACAACCTCTGGTGAGTCAATAGTTCTGCATGGTGAATATGACGGTTATGTATATCGTCAGGAAAAAGGCAACGACTTTGATGGCAACACTATCACAGGCAAGTACAGGTCTCCTGACTTGTCTATGGGTGACTCAGGTATTCGTAAGAACTTTCAGCGTATAATTATCAACTACGCACCTGAAGCTGCTGTGAACGCAGACTTGTTTGTGAGATATGACTATGAGTCACCGCAAGTACCCCGTCCTGCTGCATATCCGTTTGACACTGCCACTGTCGTGGCTGTTTATGGTTCATCGGTATATGGAACGGCAACATACGGTGGTCAGTCAAACCCGTTGATTAGACAGCCTATTGAGGGGTCAGGGTTTGCTGTAGCACTACGGGTGAACGACAGGGGTGTATCAGCCCCATATTCGCTGAAGGGTTTTCAGCTAGAATTTGATGTAGGAGCAAGACGTTAATGGCAGGTTATACCAGACAGTCCACGTTTACTGACGGTGACATTATCAATGCTGCCGACAGTAACGATGAGTTTAACCAACTAATCAATGCATTTAGTAATACCACTGGTCATGCCCACGATGGTACTGCTGCAGAAGGTCCGGTCATTGGATTGATTGGTGACCCCGGTGTTGCTACTCCTATCAACAAAGTCGTTGTTGACGATACAAACAACCAGATTGAATTTAACATTGATGTATCTGGTACATCCACAGAACAGTTTGTAGTCAAAGATGGTGTCATTGAACCGACCACAGATAACGACATTGACTTAGGTTCAACTTCCAAAGAATTTAAAAACTTATATCTGGATGGTACAGCCACTATTGATGGGCTGGCTATGCCTACAACTACTGTTACAGACATCCTTGATGAAGATACGATGTCCTCTGACAGTGCAACTGCTTTGGCAACGCAGCAGTCAATTAAGGCGTATGTAGATGCACAAGTTACAGCACAAGACTTGGATTTCCAAGCAGATTCGGGTGGCGCACTCAACATTGACTTGGATAGCGAATCACTCACATTTACTGGTGGTTCTGGGATTGACACTAGTGGTGCTGGCAATACCGTTACTTTCGCTATTGACTCTACTGTAGCTACACTAACAGGTACACAGACACTTACTAACAAAACACTAACATCTGCTGTACTTAACGGTACAATCTCTGGCACGTCCATTAAAGACGAAGACACTATGTCTTCTGACTCTGCTGACCACCTTGCTACACAGCAATCTATTAAGGCATATGTAGATGCACAGGTAGCTACTAAGGATGCTCTGTCAGAACTGTCTGGTGACTCTGATGACATTACTGAAGGCACAACTAATTTGTTCTTCACTAATGAGCGTGTAGATGACCGTGTAGATAGCTTGCTTACTGCTGGCACAAACATCACACTGACATATGATGACACTGCCAATACTCTGACTATTGCTTCTACAGACACAGGCATTACTGATGTTGTAGACGATACTACCCCGCAGCTTGGCGGTGACTTAGATGTAAATGGGCAGAAGATTACATCTGCATCAAATGGTGACATTGATATTGAACCTAACGGCACAGGCAATGTACTGCTGGGTAACTTTGAGTTTGATGTAGACCAGACAGTTGGTGCGGGTCAAGATAACTACGTTCTTACATATGATAACAGCACTGGACATATCAGCCTAGAAGCTGCTGCTGCGGCAGGTATCTCAGATGTTGTGGATGACACTACACCACAGCTTGGTGGCGACCTTGACGTAAATACAAACAACATCAGCTTTGGTGACTCAGCAACCGCAGGTACAGATGATACCCTGATGTTTGGTGCAGGGGATGACCTCAAGCTGTATCATGACGGTACACACAGCTATATTCACGATAGTGGTACAGGAGACTTGAGGCTACGTGGTAGCATCATTAGCTTGCGTAGCGAAAACAACAATGTGCCTTTTGTTACTGCTGCAAGTACAGGTGTAACACTAACACACTCTGGTGCTACTAAGCTGACTACAGTATCTACAGGGGTAGACGTTACAGGTTCGCTGGACGTATCTGATGCATCTACAACACGTACTAACTTGGGTCTTGCTATCGGCAGTGACGTACAAGCGTATGACGCAGAACTCGCTGCACTTGCTGGCCTGACATCCGCTGCAGACAAAGGTATTCAGTTTACTGGTTCAGGCACTGCTGCTACATATGACTTAACAGCCGCAGGTAAAGCCTTGTTGGATGATGCTAGTGCATCAGCACAGCGTACTACACTTGGTCTGGGTACAGCCGCAACACAAGATACAGGCACAAGCGCAAGCAATGTAGTACAGCTAGATGGGTCAGCTAGACTGCCAGCAGTTGATGGCTCACAGCTTACTAACCTACCAGCAAGTGGTGATGGTGGTATTGCAATGGCAATTGCACTAGGGTAGTTGACAACCACGTAAAAATATGGTATAATTACCGTATAATTAATTGGAGTAAATAATGGCAAACGCATTTCTAAGTGAGACAGATACAGCTATTGGTACATCTGCTGCCACTATCTACACTTGTCCTGCTTCTACTGAAACTACCATTATTGGTTTGAGTATTGCTAACATCGTGACTAGCCAAGTTACTGTAGACGTAAAGCTGAATGGTGCTGGACGTACTAGCGGTGCAGTGGATGATGTTCACCTTGTAAAAGCAGCACCCATTCCTGTAGGTGGTTCACTTGTAGTTGTAGGCGGTGACCAAAAGGTAGTGATGGAACCGGGTGATACCGTAACTGTTAAGTCTGACACTGCATCGTCTGTTGACGTTGTACTTAGCCATCTTGACATCACGTAAGGAGTAGGACATGGCATATCAGGGTGCAGCACCCGTAGCAGCTTTCCAAGCCCGTCCTGCTAGACAAGAGTTTAGTGGCACAGGTTCGGCTACGACATTTACCTTGAACGAGACAGTTCGCAAGGAAGACATCATCGTGTCTGTAGACGGGGTGGTGCAAGAACCTGATGGGGCATACTCTGTGCCGGATGGTACTACCCTGACGTTTACTGCTGCTCCTTCTAGCGGTACGAACAACATCTTTGTCATGTACATGGCTACATCACAGGGGTCAG